GATTACCCCTAATATCACCAAAATTAGGCTAAAACTCGACCCCGACCTCGATGTTACAGACTCTGACATCATAGGTGGAATTGAACAAGATCCATTGAACCAAAACGTGCTGTTATTTACACCAGACATCGACACACTTCCTGCTAACACATTACAACCTATAGTAACTATTATCGATCCTACAGAAGTATGGCCCGGTAACGGATTACCTTTGGCTGCTGCGGGCCAAAGGTATCTACTTACTTCATCAAACAGTGCCGGAGAAGAGCCTGCCATTCCACCAAATGTACCAACAAGTCCGTGGGGTCAAATGTTGGTAGCCTATCCTAATGATATTATTGAATTCAACGGTATTAGTTGGGTTGTATCATTTGACTCGCGAAATTCTGTAGGGTTAAATTACTTGGTAAATAATGCTAACGCAAGTCAGTATAGATTTGATGGTACAGACTGGACCTACACTTATTATGGAATATATGGACCAGGATACTGGCGCATAGATAACATAATACAGGCACCTAATGGGACTACAATCTCTGTATATGAGTAATCATCTTACAATTGTCAAAATGCCATTGATGCATTCCACCGGAGCCACCAATCTTATTACAATGCGGGCATATTAATTTAGGCTGCAATATTCCCTTATTCCAGGAAGTATTAGAATGATTCTCTGAAATCTTTTTCTTTGTCTCTTCTGTATGATGTTTTCCTAAATTAGCCTGTCGCAATTTTTCTTTAGTCTCTTCCGAAACTATTCGTCCCTTTGTAGGTGAAGATTTCGGATTGGCTTGTTTGGTATTAGAGATTTTCTTTTTCTGTTCAGCAGACATCGGTCCTTTTGACTTACCTGTACGAGATAGAGACATTTTCTTTCTTGTCTCTTCCGACATAGGCTTTCTTTTTCTGGCGGCGTCGGACATCTTCTGTTTAGATTCTTCGGAATATTTCTTACCGGTTTTGGCAATTGATACTCTTTTCTTTAACCATCCATACATCTTATTATTACGTGATATATTTTCTCTCTTACCAGTCATAATAATTAATGCATAGACTAATTTAGGATTCGTTGGATACATTTTTACCAACAATTGATGTGCTATGTAATGCTCCTCTGGGAAGAGTTTAACAATATTTTCAATATCGTCTGTTCCATTCATGCATCGCGGAACAATATGGTGTTTCTCGAAATACTCGCCCGGTAAAATAGATCGTGTCTGGGCACGCTCAATTAGACGCTCATAGTGTTTTAAGTAGTTCATAATATTATTTATTATAAATAGTTTTATGGACAATGTCAATCAAATATCAAAAGTAGGTGTTGGAACAATCTTTGTTTCGACCAAAACAAAACGAGTTTTACTAAATCTAAGGGCTCCACATAAGACACATTCAATGTGTTGGTCGCTATGGGGTGGGATGGTAGAGATTGGTGAACAACCCAAAGACGCATTGCTTAGAGAGCTAACCGAGGAAATGGGTTCTGTTCCTGATATTGAAAAAATCTATCCCTTTGATGTGTACCAAAGCAAGGATAGACATTTCAAATATTATTCTTTCGTGAGTGTTGTCGAGGATGAGTTTGTTCCTGAACTAAACGTTGAAAGTTGTGGATATTGTTGGATAGATTTAGGTGAGTGGCCTAAACCTATGCATCAAGGTGCTAAGATAAGTTTCTGTAGTCTAAAATCTATTGAAAAGATTAAGCTTATCATCGGCCAACACATTACCGCCTGATAGTATAAACTACTTCAAAGTCAGCACAGTTAGCAAACATGTCCGGTGTTAGTTTTTTCTTCTTTGCAATCATTTTCTCAAATTCAGCAAACTTAGTCGAGTAATCCGGAATTCCCTCGAGTGCAAGGCGGATTAGTTCCACACAATTGACTTCGAGATCGCTCTTTAGATCAAAAAGATTATCATATGGACGACCTAAATAAATCTTTGCTCTGTCCAATGCTTCTGTCCATTCGATCAATGTCATATTCTTTGGCTTGATCAATGCTACTGCATCGACTGCACCGAATACTTCACTAAAAGATGAAAAATGAGTTCCGTGGCCGGTTGCTTCAATAAATCGAAAATCATTTGAAGTTTTGACTTCGTCTTCAAGGTTCATAAGCACATGACTATAGAAGCCCCATTTACCGGTCAGAAAGAAATTACCAAAGGCAATAAAAAATGTAGTTAGATAATTACTCTTACGTGTAGCAATAATATAGTAATCGGCAGCAAGCTTCTGTTTTAGAGATGAACTCTGATCGTCTGAGAGAAGGTGCCTATTCTTCCAATGCACCTTGGCGACTAATTCAATAAACCAAATTTGTACCTTCTGAAAGAATGTATACTTCATTTTACTCTCCGTAAATAAGTGGCCAGCCACTCAATACATCATATGTTCTGGGATTTGACAGTGCCATCATTGCGGCTTTCTTCTGTTCTGCCACTGTGAATATTGTCACGTCTGACGCGGCGGCAGCTTGGAATATCTGTAGAGCTAGTGTTTGTGTCATTATTACAAATGTATTGGACATTGTTTTCCAATATAGATTGGGCGGTATTCCTGCGCCCATCATAACTAACCCAAGTTGCTGAATTCTCGACGATGTGTCTGAGTGGTACCAATCTGTTCCAACCTTATATCCACCTTCATTTTTTCGTCTATCACGCTCGAGTTTAATCAAGTCCCATATTTCTGATTGGGCAGCAACCTTACCTGATGCAGAAATTTCACCTATATTCGGGGTATTGCCCTGATTGGTCCATTCAACATATCCGAGATAATCTGTGTCGTACTGGTCACCAGTCGGCGATATAACTTTGCCATCAGATGTGCGAACTATTTCACCTGTTTGATAATAAATTGTGTACACTGACTATCCCCTCAATTAGTAATCCGATTCAATATAAAGTGAAACTAACGCTATGCCGATGACATTGGATGTTCCACCAACACTCATCCATCCGCGTGGTGCTAAAAGTGTAGATGTGCTCGGCAAGTTTGTCGATACCGTTCCGCTTGTCGTTGCGCCGCCTGTACCTAAAATAGTAACCTGATATCCTAAAGTTTGTGTTGTTCCTGGTGGGCTGAACATTGCAATTTCATAGGTTGTGGTTCGGTCGGTTGTCGGTACAGGAAAGCTTGCGCCAAGGTCAACCTTTGTTACTGCGCCAGCACCACGATACATAAATTGTAGATTTGTATCAGCTGAGTCCCATCCTACTCCACACATATTAGTAATGGTCGATGGCTCAACGTCAGTCGGTGCAGCGGTCGAACTTGCCATTCCAACAAAACATCTATTTGTAGTAACTGCAACACCTGTTGCGGGGCCCCAACGACAAATGTGATGGAAGCCACCTAACCCTGCTGCGGTACCCCCAACTGTCCACTGAGCTGTGGCATATCGCCAGCCTGCTACCGCTGTTGTTGATGCTGTTGTAACTAAATATTCTACTTTCTTCTGATATGTATAAATGTTTGTGGTGGCGACCGTGGATGTTGTTGCCGTACCTGTTGAACTTAATGTTCCTGCTCCAAATGCGGTAATTGTTGTAGAGTTTCCTGCTGGATTCCACATCGTTACCTTGTTACGGCCAAAATTAGGCTGTAGTGGCGTATCTAAACCCGCCGGTCCAGCCATTGCCAACATGTTGCGGCCACCAACCTGCTCATTGAATAATTTTATTGTATCGGTTGGTGGGGTAACCGGTGACGCATTTAGATCTAATAACAAATCGCCATTATCAATATTGACATTTGTTGCGCCACCAAATGCGCCGGCATTATTATACTGAATCTGGCCTGTGGTACCGCCAGGCGAGCCGCTGCCGCCGCCTGCTGCTGCAATAGTAATAGATCCTGCTGCAGGAGTAATTGTAATATTTGCACCTGCTGTTAGTGTCTTATATTCCAGGCCGGTTGCACCAGTATTGACACCGAGAATTTGATTTGCTGTACCAAGAGTTGTTAGTCCTGTACCACCTGTTGCAACAGTTTGTGTTGCTGCGCCCGATGTAACACGACCAAAACTATCAGTTGTAACAGTTGCATAGGTGCCGGCGGTGCCTGCTGTTGCAAGATTCAGTGTTACCGCGCCGGCTGTAGGAGTGGCAGTAATATTACCTGCTGTACCCGACACTGCTGTAATATAGTTTACCCAGGCAGCATTTTCATAAACATCTAATCTACCCAATGTGCTATTATATCGAACCATTCCGTTGATAGGTGTGCCGGGACGAGTACCAGTGGTTCCCGTTGGAACGCGCAGGAATTGTGTATCTAATTCCATTATCGGTGCATTGGCTGTAATAAGGGCAGCGGCACTTGTATTGGCGCCTACATACCAGGAAAAACCACTATTATTGCCTAATGTTCTACTTGCATTAGTACCACGAGCACCAAATGTGCTAACATATAATGGATTAGTAATCGTACCAGTACCAATTGTGTTGAATGTAATATATGGAGCATCGTCATCGGCGTCAACAATACGAATATATGGGGCCTGTGTATCATAAGCATATCCAATGTATCCAGATACTGCTGCTGTTCCGCCGTTGTTAAAGTAAACTAATTGACCGTCTTGGTTTGTACCGTCTGTTTCAATATAAACTGTAGATGTACCACCTGCAGCATATTGAACTGCAAGACCCGGTGCTGTAAATGCTGGTCCGACACGTATTTGGTTTGTTGCTGACGTACCTTGAACTGTTACGAACGGATTTGTTCCAGTGGTAAACAAAAATGCCGAACTACCACCGAAGGCACCAGCATTGTTCCACTGTACGCTGGTTGTTGGGGCTGCTGGTGCACCGTTTGGCGCTGCAATTGTAAGAATACCGGCTGACGCAGTAAGTGTAACGTTTGCTCCGGCAGCGAGAATTGATTCTGTTGTCCACCATTGTGTTACTGATGTACATACAAAAGTTGCCTCTTGCCCAACCGGTAATACTACTGGTGCATTAGCTGCGCCATTGACAATTGCTGCACCTGTATTAGGGTAAATGTTTAAAGGATTTGCACCACGATTTGCAATGTAAATTTCATTACCAAATGGTGTTACAGGTAAAGGTAATATAACACCTGTCGACGATGCGACCGTTGTTACAATATTATATCTTGATGGTGCTGATGTTGCTGTACCTTGTGTTGCTCCAGCAGCAGTAATCGCAGCAGACTGAGTTTGTAATAATGTGGTGGTAACTTGAACAGAACCAGGAGCAATAAATGCTGCCGGTGTACTTAGGGTAATTGCACCAGTTGCTGCGGAGGCCGTAATCTGATTAGCTGTGCCAGCAATTGAAGTTGCTCCGGTGTTAGCAATAGTAATAGATCCAGCGCCATTGGTGACAGAAACTGCTGTTCCAGCAGTGATGCCTGCAAGCGTATAACCAGTGCCATTACCAATAAGAAGCTGTCCATTTGTTGGTGTGGTTGTTAATCCGGTGCCGCCGTTTGCAACACCTAATGTACCTGAAACGTGAGTTGCTAATCCAATCTTACCCCAACTTGGAAGAACCCCAACACCGCCTGAAATAAGTGCATTACCCGTAGCAACATCTGCAACCTTAGATAATGTTGTGGTTGTGGCGGCTGCTAGAATATCACCGACTGCATAAACTGTCTGGCCGGTGCCGCCAAATGTAGCACCAACTGCCGTACCTTGCCAGGTTCCTGTTCCTACTGTTCCCAGTGTTGTAATGCTTGTTTGTCCAACATATGTTGCTGCAATATCTACCGTTGGGTTACCAGCAACTCCATCGCCGTTTGTAAGAGTAACACGATTTGTTGTTCCGGCTATGCTTCGTGCTGCATAAACACCAGGAGATGTTTGTGTTAGAATACCTGTTCCAGAGATATTTGCAATAGCATTTATACTTGTGTTACCAAATGTTTCCCATTGAATTGCTACACCATTATAATATTCAAGTGTTGTATTATCGGTATTGAATCTAATATAACCCGATTGTGGTGAGACAGGTCTTTCCGCAGCGGTGCCCGCCGGAATAAAAAGGGCACCTGTTCCACCAATAGTCAACGATGTCGTCTTGGTTGGCGTAATTACTTCATTTACATTATCAAAATCCATCGGGTTACCTTATTTTCATTATTTATCTTAGTTGGTTACTTGTGTTATTTCTGTAGTCGCAGCCCAGCGCCATGTTTCGGCCGCAATTCCTGACACTGTAATATTTAGTGAACCATTAGTTGTATCTGCGGCAATTGTGCAATTGAGTGCTGCGGTAGATTCTGCAATAATAGTTCTTGTAGATCCCGCTAATACTGTTGTATTTGCTGCGGCGTCGCGATAAATGCCGCCCACAAAGGTATACATTGCAAATCCTGCCGTTGCACTAGTTCTGTGACCGATGACACGAATTGTAAATGTCCATCCAGAATTATTAGGTAATACGATTCTTTGTGCGCTACCATCAACAAACAATTCTGTTGCTGTTGTATTTGCTGTTGTATTTCTAGACATAATAATAATTGTCTGTGCGTCACCAGCCGTTGCAAAATTTCCATTCGCAATAGTCAATTCATTATTGACATTCGCTGCTGTTCCTTGACCAATTGCAATAGCATTTGTCGACGATGCCGATGAACCATTTCCAATCGCGACTGCATTTGTGCCAGTAGCAGATGGTGCTGTAGGTGTTGATGGATTTTCTTTGTATAATAACAACGGATTCTGCGCAGCCTGCCATGTAGGTGCTGCGGCTCCGTTTGATGTCAGAACTTGATTTGTAGTTCCCGCTGCTGTAATTGCCATTGCGGTACCACTACTATAAACAACCCCGCCATTGACTGCTGTAAGGTTAGCATTTGTACCGCCATTAGCAAGTGGAAGAATACCAGTAACATCTGCGGTTAGGCTGACTGCACTATATGTAGGTGCGCCAGCGGCATTACCGTGCAGAACGGTTGTTGCTGTTCCGGCTGCGCCTTGAATGATAGACGTGCCGTTGGATATCATTATGGAACTACCAGATAGTGCAGTTGCACTATTTGTACCACCATTAGCAATAGCAAGGGTGCCAGCTAATGTAATTGCACCGTTTGTGGGCGACGACGGTGTTAATCCTGTTGTACCACCACTAAATGTGCTCACATTAGTACCGACGGATCCCCATCCGACATAGATATCACGATTATTAGTCATCGATGCAAAACCAGCCGATGTCAATAACGTAACCCCTATTGTATACCATCCGGTGTTATTTGTGACAGATGTTACTTGCCAACGTTGGTAAATAAGAGAATTACTTGCATCCTGAACATAAAAGACATTATTAGTATTAAGGAAGTTAAATAATACTGTTTGATCTACACCGTTACCGTCGGTTGCTGAAATATAGAGCGCAGTTGCACTTGTTAACGTCGCATTATTCCATACAAGGTTACCATTTCCGGGATCTGCATTTGCCTGAGTATTTGTTCTTGCCTTGTAATCAAAGGTAGTTACTCCACCGATACTTGCCGCAATAGTAATAGTACCTGCTGTCGGTGTGATCGCAATTCCGCTTCCTGCTGCTATAGTTTTATATTCAAGTCCGGTCGCACCAGTATTGACCCCAAGAACTTGACTGGCTGAACCGATTGTTGTTAATCCTGTACCGCCGTTTGTAGTTGCTAATGTTCCTGCTAATGTTACCGCACCGAATGAGGCAGTGTTTGGAGTGAAGCCAGTTGTGCCTGCACTGAACGAATTGACATATGTGTTGCCACTTCCTTGGAAATTAAATGTTATTGCTAACGGATGATTATTACCTATTGTTGCAAAATTATTACTATCAAGTAATGTCACGGCATAATTATACCAGGTAGTATTATTGGTAATAGCAGTTACTAACCATCTCTGATAAGTTGCTGCTACATTCCTATCCTGTATCCATAGAATCGAGTTAGGAACAATTGTTGCTAGATATGTAGAAATATCAATACCCGAAACTCCGTCATCATTAATAACACTTACAAATATATTAGTTGAACTTGTTAATGTAGTATTGTTCCATCTCAAGTGACCATCTGCCGGGGCTGACGCGGTCTGAGAATTTGTGTCTGCCTGATAAGCAAGGTACATTGCGCCTGCGCCTGGTGTACCACTTGCCGCAGCAGTTAAACGACCATAGGCATCAACTGTTATATTAGCATTGGTATATGATCCGGGTGAAACTGCTGTTGTTGCAAGATCAAGTGTAATAGTTCCAGAGCTTATAATAGGTGAGCCCGAACTTGTAATTCGAGTAGCTGTTCCATTAACGGTAACCGATGTTACGGTACCAGATCCAGCGCCCAAGTTAACCCAGACCCCGGCCTGATAGAACTCCATCAAAGATGTGGTTGTATTATATCGGATTCCGCCGTTGGCTACGGAACCGGGGCGATCGCCGGTTGCACCCTGCGGGACCTCTAATGCACCAATACCCCCAATGGTTAGCAATGTCGTAGCATCGGGTGTAATCGTTTCTGTTGTAAAGTCAAAATCCATTGGCTATGGCCTCTTATTTCTCTAATATACTATTTATCATAAGTTGTAAAAGAAAATACCCGGACTAGCCGGGTATTTTTAGATTAGAAAATCTTATTCGGTAACTTCAGTTGTTTGAACTGTTGCAACCCAACGAATTGTCTTTGTGTTTTGACCAGTAACAGTAACTCTTAGATCACCGTTTGTTGTATTAGCTGTTACGGCTGCGTCCCAGTTAGCATCAGTTTCGCCAATGACTGTCTTGGAAGGAGTACCAACAAATGTTGTTGATCCCGATGTAGCATCCTTGCGGATAACACCAACAAATCTATAACCTGCTCCACCACCTGTTGCGT